ATGGCGAGAAAAACACACCCATTAACCACAGTGCAGATCAAAGCAGCCAGACCAGCGCAAAAGGAGTACACCCTGCAGGACGGCGGAGGGCTTTTTCTCCTGGTCAAACCGTCTGGATCAAAACTCTGGAGATTTTCCTACTACCGACCATCGGACAAAAAAAGAATATTGCTGAGTTTTGGATCGCTTGAAGATGTTTCCCTGGCTGATGCCAGAAAACGCCGTAGCGAGTACAGGACGTTAATCAGTGCCGGAACTGACCCGCAGGACCACGAGAGGCAAAAAAGAGAGACAGAGGCCCGAAGACAAGGGAACACGTTCGAAAATGTGGCGGCGGCATGGTACCAGGTGAAAATCAGCCAGAATCTGGCCCCCAACACGATTAAAGACATCTGGCGTTCGCTGGATAAATATGTATTCCCGTTCATCGGCAACACGCCAATAGATACCCTCACCGCCCGAAGGTTCGTTGAAGTGCTTACCCCCATCAAGGAGCGCGGCAACCTGGAAACACTCAAGCGGGTTTTACAGCGCGTTAATGAGGTAATGGATTACGCCGCCAACAGTGGGCTGATTGATGCCAATCCGGCTATGAATGTGCGTAAGGCGTTTCCCTCACCTGTAAAAAAACATATGCCAACAATCCGCCCCGAACAGCTGCCGGAGCTTATGCAGGCTTTATCAGTATCGGCAACAGAACGGCAGACCAGATTACTGATTGAATGGCAGTTACTGACCGTAACCCGTCCCGCCGAAGCGTCATCAACGCGGTGGGATGAAATCAACCTGGACGCGAAGCAATGGACGATACCTGCCGGACGCATGAAGATGCGCAGGGATCACGTTATCCCGCTTTCCGGTCAGGCTATGGCGGTGCTGGAGGCCATGAAACCAATCAGCCACCACCGCAATTACGTTTTCCCAAGTCTGAAAGACCCACAGCAGCCGATGAACAGCCAGACAGCTAACGCAGCATTGCGGCGTATGGGATTCGCTGGCGTGCTGGTGTCTCATGGATTACGCGCCATATTCAGCACAGCAGCGAACGAGGAAGGATTCGAGCCGGACGTAATAGAGGCGGCACTTGCCCACGTCGACACCAACGAAGTTAGACGGGCATACAACCGGAGCAACTACATAGAAAAACGCATCGTGCTGATGCGCTGGTGGGGCGAATTTGTCGAGGCTGCGGCGACGGGCGTAACCCTCGCCAGTGGTAAAAGGGGTATCCGAGCCGTGTAGCTGTACAGAAAACCAGTAAAAACTACGAAAACCATGTAAAACCGTCGTATAATTGCATCAAATTTAACGACAAGGCCGTGAAACATGAAACCGTTAAGATGCAAAAAAATATCAGATGCAATTGCGACGGGCTGCAACTGGCCCTGATGGTTCAGCATGAATTTTGGTCAACCTACGATCCGGAGGACAGGACGACGGCCCCATCAAAAAAACAGGTAGTAGATTTTCTGGTATCCCGTGGCGCTTCCAGAAATCTGGCGGTAAGTATTGATAAGGTCGTACGTCCGGCATCTATGAAGATCGGAGGCAGGCCCAAAAAATGGCGGTAACAATCCTGGAAGCGGCAGAAATGCCGCTTTTTTTATAATTCCATTTCAAATCATCAATATAAAAAACGGTGTATACCGTTTAAAAACGGTGGGAACTGTTTTTACCCATATCCGATGATTTACCGTATTTGTCACCGGAATACACCGGATTCACAAGGTAAATCACGATGGAAGCAATCAGAAAAATTATCTTTCGCCAGGAAGTAAAAAAATTATCCACATCAAGGCAGACAGCACGCTGCAAAGCATGATCAACGCCGGAGAATTTCCGCAGGGTTTTCGCGTTGGTTTACGCCGTCGCGGATGGTATGAGGATGATGTGTTGGCCTGGCAGAAAGAACGCGAACAGGAAGCACGCGGAACGGCTGCTTAACGGGTATCACAGATATGACAAACACGAAAAAAGCGGCCCCGATATGGAGCCGCCTTTCTGAACAATTAACCCGCTGCGCCTTATGTGTATGTGATCCCAAACATAAGCACGGGGATGATAGCCGCTATCAGGCTGGTGGGCAATGCAATCAGTCTGGTTCAGTTCGTTGCCATACCTGCAATGAGCGCTTTTCCCTATACTCTTTAAGGAATTGCTCAAGGGCAAAAGCACATGGTGCGAATCTTTCTGATTCATGCTCTATCTTTCTGCGCCGTCTTTTCCGTGCCGGTGATAATGTTTTGGTCAATTCTTTATCGGTCATTGTGTTGTCCTGCATAGCAATACGCCGTAATACCTCACACCACGGCGCTGGTGATGGTTACTCCTGCTCTTTGGCCTTGCGCCGCTGGCGGCGTTTGATCTCACCTTTAACGGCAGTAACTATAAATTGCGCCTTGCTTTCACCTTCATCTAAATTTTTTCTAAGTCTGCAACAACATCATGCGGGAATCTGGCATTTAACTGTTGCGACTTATTATTTGTTGAACCTGTTGCCATTACTGAATCCTCTCTAAGTTGGTGCGATTCAGTATACACAAAAAAAATTTCAGAGAAAGGCTTGAAGTGCGATTCACTTACTGATAGGTTAAAAACGAATGGTGCGATGCACCAAACAACAACGCCCCGCAGTGGTGGCACACATGCAGGGCGTCTAACCACCAACGATAACGAGAGTATCGAGGTAGCTATGAGAAATCATACCACACACCCGCAAGGGCGGGACTCGCACGACCTGAATAAATACATCTGGCGTTTTATCGCCCTGAGCACGGCACAACCGCGCGTGATTACCATTGAGGCCACCAGCGAACAGGAAGCACGCCTGCAATCCCCGGCTGGCTGCGTGATGGTATTCGCTGCCCGTATTCGCCAGGGGTCACATCATGCGTAAAAACCGCTTGCAAAAAATTATCACGGGGCTGTATGCTTCCCCCGTCGCCCACATGGCGACCGGGTTTAGCAGCCTGAATACATCTGGCGGACAGCCGCCCACATCCGATAAGCGGTTTTTTTGTGTCCGTAAACCTACCCATACCCGCATTATGGCGGGGCGTAACGGGGGAGCCTTTGTGCTCGCTGGTTTCCAGATGACCAGTCTGCTAACCCTGTTACGTCTCGCCACCATGTTTAGCAGCGTAGTAGCGAGACTCCTTAAAATTCATCTGGGAGCCTTTCACATGGCTGTATTCGCACGCCCTTATTTTGTCTGGCGCTTTATGCAGTGCCTGACAGACAGTATTGCAATATTCACCGTTACCGCTGCCACTGAGCGCGAAGCACGTGCACAGCTGCCGCACGCACATCTTATTTTTGTCGCCCGTATTCGCCAGGGGGGGGGAGTCATGCATAAAATACCCTTTGATGTTCTTGTTCATTCTGAAAACGCATTAATCCGCGCAAAGGAAATGGACGCATTACTACTTAAGTTAATTGATGTGCCGGAAAGTGGCGATGAATCTGATTCAATGATGTTTTCTGCCGTGCGTACGCTATTAACGCCTGTTATTAATGAATTAAATACAGTGATGGCAATTCACGAGAATAATAAAGCGCAGCACAACGGAGAATAAAAAACATGAAAAATAAAAATTCTGGCGTTACTGCCAGCGGCCCCGCTCGTCCTGAATTTATGAACGGCGATATTTACCGCGATAAATATGGCGGCATGGTAACGATTAAAGGCGTGGCAGAACGGCGCATCACCTACCGTCGTGAAGGCTACGAATATGATTGCGTGATGCCTGTTTATCAGTTTCGGCGTGATTTTTCTCTGGTACAGGCAGCGCCCCGCAGTAAACCAACCAGCAGGGAGAAAGCACGCGCCAATATTCAGGAAATAAAAAAGATGCTTAACGTATTCAGGGGTAAAAAATGAAACTGGCACCGAACGTAAAAAAACAGCCACGCGGAATAAAACACAAAGACACAGAGGTAATTATTTTCGCGGGTAGTGATGCCTGGTCGCACGCGAAACAATGGCAGGAGCAGGATGGCCCCGCATCCGGCGATAATGTGCCGCCTGTGTGGCTTGGGCCAAATCAGCTTGCCGAACTTGATGCACTGAAAATTGTTCCGGATGGGAAAAAGCGCGTAAGGCTGTACCAGGCCGGAGAACTGGATTTGGTGGAGACCAAAAAGATTGGTCAGAAGCTGGCGGCAGCAGATATTCAGGACGCAAATTTTTACCCCGAAGGAATGCACGTCCAGAAGTGTGAAAACTGGCGGCGCTATCTGAATGCTGAGCGTGAAAATATTGCCGCAGGGCTTACCATGCCGGAGCAGAAAAATACGCAACTGGCACAAATGGCAGACAGTGAGCGCGCGCAGCTGCTTGCCGAGCGCTTTGATGGCGTTTGTGTGCATCCTGAAAGTGAAATCGTTCACGTATGGCGCGGCGGGGTATGGTGTCCGGTCAGCACAATGGAGCTGAGCCGCGAAATGGTGGCGATCTATTCAGAGCACAGGGCCACTTTCAGCAAGCGCGTAATCAATAACGCCGTGGAAGCGTTAAAAGTTATTGCCGAACCAATGGGCGAGCCGTCCGGCGATTTGCTGCCGTTCGCCAATGGTGCGCTTGACCTGAAAACGGGGGAATTTTCCCCGCACACGCCGGAGAACTGGATCACCACGCACAACGGCATTGAGTACACGCCACCAGCACCAGGGGAGAACATCCGCGATAACGCGCCAAACTTTCATAAATGGCTTAAGCACGCAGCCGGAAAAGACCCGCGCAAGATGATGCGTATATGTGCCGCGCTGTACATGATTATGGCGAACCGGTACGACTGGCAGATGTTTATTGAGGCCACCGGAGACGGCGGGAGCGGTAAAAGTACATTCACGCACATAGCCAGCCTTCTGGCAGGGAAACAGAACACGGTAAGCGCTGAAATGACATCGCTTGATGATGCTGGTGGACGTGCGCAGGTTGTCGGGAGTCGTCTTATCGTCCTGGCTGACCAGCCGAAATATACAGGCGAAGGAACGGGCATCAAGAAAATCACGGGCGGTGACCCCGTGGAAATTAACCCGAAATATGAAAAGCGTTTTACGGCGGTAATCAGGGCGGTGGTGCTGGCGACCAACAACAACCCGATGATATTCACCGAACGGGCCGGAGGTGTGGCACGTCGTCGCGTGATTTTCCGTTTCGACAATATCGTCAGTGAGGCCGAAAAAGACAGGGAGCTACCGGAAAAGATTGCGGCTGAAATCCCTGTGATTATCCGCCGATTACTGGCGAACTTTTCCGCCCCTGAAAAGGCACGGGCTTTACTCATTGAACAGCGTGACGGTGATGAAGCACTGGCGATAAAGCAGCAAACGGATCCGGTTATTGAGTTTTGCCAGTTCCTGAATTTTCTGGAGGAAGCGCGCGGCCTGATGATGGGGGGCGGTGGCGATTCAGTGAAGTACACGACCAGGAACAGCCTTTACCGCGTCTATCTGGCGTTTATGGCATACGCAGGCAGGAGCAAACCGCTAAACGTAAATGACTTTGGCAAGGCTATGAAGCCAGCCGCGAAAGTTTACGGACATGAATATATTACGCGGAAAGTTAAGGGAGTAACGCAGACTAACGCAATAACAACAGACGATTGCGACGCGTTTTTATAATTTTTTGCAATGTCTGTCTACCCTGTCTACCTGAGTAAAGAAAAATACATTTAATTCAGTATATTAACTTAGGTAGACAGCCTTTTTTCACTGTCTACCTACTATCTACCCTCTCTACCTGATTTTACCTGAATCAGACAGGGAGGTAGATACGGGGTAGATAGTGGATAAAAGCACTCTACCCCGCTGAAAGCCGCGCCATTACTGGCATGAGAGCCAGTAAGGTAGATAAGGTAGACAAGGGGAGGCACAACTCAAAACTTTTTAAACGAGGGGGTAAAAATAAAAATGCGCACATCAGGAAAACTTAATAATCAGAAGAAGCAGCATAACCGCGCCATTGACCTTACAGAGCACTGGCTGAGAGTGGCGATAAAAATCATCGACCGCAACACGGGGGAAGGATACGCGAAAGCACATCCCGACCTGATAAGCGCATTCATGACCACGGCGGCAGCAAACTTTGCCACGCTGACAGAACGGGAGATTGCCGAAGCGGAACAGGTGACAACCATCAACGTTAAAACCGGAGAGCAGACAGCATGACAGCACAGATAGCGGCTTACGGGCGGCTGGTGGCTGACCCGCAGTTAAAGACCACCAGCAAAGGGACACAAATGGCGATGGCGAGTATGGCGGTTCCCCTGCCATGCAGCCAGGCAGATGACGGAACGGCGACGATGTGGTTATCTGTCCTGGCGTTTGGCAGACAGGCCGACGCACTGGCAAAACACCACAAAGGCGAACTCCTGAGCGTGGCGGGTAATATGCAGGTGAGCCAGTGGACAGGCCAGAACGGCGAAACGCGGCAGGGCTGGCAGGTTATCGCAGACAGTGTAATCAGTGCCAGAACGGCGCGACCGGGCGGCAAAAAAGGTCAACAGGGGCAGGCTACTGACGCACTGAACAGGGCAAAACAACAGGCGGGAAATGATGATCCGTACGGGGATAACATACCGTTTTAAGCAACGAGTAACAGAGGCCGGAGCAATCCGGCTTTTATCAGTTGAGTCCGTCACACTACGCAAAAAAAAGCCGGAATATTCCGACCCTTTCATCACCAAAGAGAATAATTTATGTCTTTGAACTTGTAACGCTGTACAGAATGACACGTAACGCCGGATAAATAAACGAAGATTGAAACTTTGCACACTATTGCATAGCAATGCATAAAGATGCCAAACAAGGCAGATGATAAAATTAACGCGACACTTTTACTAAGTATTAAGAGGTTATATGAGTGATTTATATTCGCCAGCCATGTTAATACAGGTTGTTAATGCCGAAGATATTCAATGGCAGATTAATTCTTTATTTATAAACCTGTTTTTTAAGCGAGTCGTTACATTTGAGACGCGGGATATTGCGCTTGATATTATTGACGATCCAGACATCCCGATGGCTGCATTTTGTTCCCCTATGGTTGGTAGTAAAGTCTCACGCGATGAAGGCTACGAATCAAAAGTAATTCGCCCTGGCTATATGAAGCCAAAAAGTAGTATCGACCCAAATAAAATAGCCGTTCGTCAACCAGGCGTATCACCTGAACAATTCAATGCATATTCATCACGCAGTTTCAAAATAAAGCGAGCGTTAGTAAGACAAGCGCAGGCAATTCGTGCGCGTATTGAGTGGCTTGCTGTTCAGGCGGTTACAACGGGGAAAAATATCATTGAAGGCGATGGAATTGAACGTTATGAACTGGACTGGAATATAAAACCACAAAATATTATCACGCAGTCCGGCGGCACGGAGTGGAGCGGTAGAGATTTATCAACATTTGATCCAAACGATGACATCGAAGAGTACGCAGAAATCAGCGAAGGTACTACAAATATCATCGTAATGGGCCGCAACGTATGGAAAAAATACCGCGCCTTTAAAGCAGTAAAAGATTGCCTTGATACTCGACGGGGATCTAATTCCATTCTTGAAACGGCCCTGAAAAATCTTGGGGATTCTGTAAGCTTCAAGGGTTACGTTGGCGATGTTGCTATTGTGGTATATAGCGGACGTTATACCGACGAGGACGGCAAAGAAAAATATTTCCTTGATCCTGATTTGATGGTGCTTGGCAACACATCATTACAGGGCATCGTTGCCTACGGTGGCATTCAGGATCCTGAGTTAATCAGAATGGGGCTGACTAAAGCCGAACTTGCGCCGAAAAATTACATCGTACCAGGTGATCCGGCTATTGAATATGTGCAGACGCACAGCGCACCGCAACCAATACCGGCCCGCATCAATCGTTTTGTTACCGTTCGCATTGGTTAAGGGGGAGCAATGGCTACTCATTACACTGAACTCATGGCTGGCACTGAAGCACTGGTTACTACGTTGGGGATATTTTCAGCTAATAAAGGGGTAATTCCTGCATTTACGCCACTGATGCAAGAAGATGCAACTGGTGCACTGGTGGTATGGGATGGAACGAGCGCAGGCAAAGCTGTTTATGTTTCCGCTGTACAAATCGATACAGCGACAAAAACGCAGGCTCAGGTTTATAAAACCGGCGTCTTAAATGTTGATGCTCTGAACTGGCCTGAGTCTGTAACACAACTATCAGCAAAAGTTGCTGCGTTTGTTGGCTCAGGTATTTCTGTTCAGCCGCTGGCACGTGTGTGAGGTACGAGAATGATTGAAAGAGATAGTCAGCTACGAGAGCTATTAGATATCGATGACAAAATGAGTTTAAGCGAGCGCCTTGTTGATATGGATCAGGTAGTGGAGCTTACAACCCTTAGCCGTCGCACATTGCTAAACCTTGAGGCTCGCGGAGAGTTCCCCGAACGCGTACAGGTTACGAAAGGGCGCAAGGCATGGTATTTAAGCGAGGTTGTTGCGTGGATTAACAACATTCCGCGCGCATCAAATTATTGCCTTGTTCCCACCCCCGAAAAACCTGATGCGGCGTTATGCCTCAAGATTGAACGCGCCAGGCGTAATGCCCTGAAAGGACGCAATAAGTTGATTGGTTGATGAAATTAGGGCCCGTTCTGGCTGGCGGGTCCTTTCCGGCGATCCGGCAGGCTACGGGGCGGCGACCTCGCGGTTTTTCGCTATTTATGAGCCTTTTCAGGGGGGTGGTGGTGGTTTTGTTGTTTGATCTATCTTTATGAATGAAAAGGGAAAGATGCAAGCAATACACCAACCTGAAGCAGTAATTAAGTTGGTGTATTAATGAAATCTCATCTGATGAACAAAAAAACATGGCGAAAAGCTGCCGTGTAAGTGCGACAGCGTTCGACAAGTGGGGAGTAACTCCCGTTGAGCGTAAAGGCCGTGAGGCGTTTTATGATGTTGCCAGCGTGATAGAAAATAGGGTTAACAATGCAATTAGCCAGCTTATAAACGACAAAGGCGAGATTGACGATGATGAACTTTTACGAGTCAGGATCAGATTACTGACAGCACAGGCAGAGGCGCAGGAACTTAAAAACGATCGCGATCGCGGTGACGTGATTGATACTGAGTTTTGCCTGTACGCGCTTTCAAAGCTGGCGAGTCAGATTTCATCAATCATGGACAGCCTCCCGCTTACTATGCAAAGGAGCTTCCCACAGATTACCCCCGCCATGCTGGATAGGCTTAAAAGGGAAGTGGTTAAAGCCTGTAATGCCAGTGCCAGAGTTGCCGACAACCTCCCACAGATACTGGCTGATTACTTGAAAGAAACAACCGGAAACGTACCGGAAAAGTTGCTACAGAAGAAAGGCGAGTAACAGACGCGCAATTATTGAACAAAACTGAGAAACGACATGAAAGCGTCATAAATCGCCATTTTAGATGATTACCGTGTCGTTTCTTTTTATTGTGTATCTATTTAAAAACAAATAGTTATGTTCGAGAAGTACCGACATGCTTTTTCCAGAAAATTTTTCATAAACAGATAAAAACCGCGAGGTCGCCGCCCCGTAACGGGTCCATAATTCCAGGAAGGACCCGACGACACCAGACAATCAGAACGATGGGTGCACAATGACAGAAGCCGAAATACTGGGATTAATCCGCCGTGCTGGTGGAATCAGCCAGCAGACTGACGAACAGGCCACGCAGCCGGACAGCGTGACAGCCGAAAATTATGCGCGTGTTGTTGCTGAGGTGATGCGCCGTGATGGTATCCAGCTTAATGATGTGGATATGCGCAACATACGGATCCGCGTTCTTGAAATGCTGGCCTACCGTCGCCGCGTGCAGACGTACAGGGAAAAAGCAAAAATTACGTACCACTGGAAGAAGCCGGAGCGGTTACGGCGGTAA